AACGGATGCTGTACAACGCTACGGAACGCTCCAACGCAACCGATGTGCTGCGTGTCATCTCCCCGTTCGCCCAGCAGCAGTTGGAATTCTTGGGCCGTATCGGTCGCCTCGGATTCTCCCCCGTCGCCGGTGGGCGACTTGGTGCACTGCCCAACCCGCAGTCATTCCGCAAACTTCAGTTGATTGTCGATGGCGGCAAGGAAGCCGACCCTGATGGCGATGGCCGAGGGTTCTTTTTCAAGGACCCGACAACAGGCCAATGGTCGTTTTCGTTTCCGCTGACAGGCGAACTGACAAAACTGGTTACTGGTGTGAACGCACCACTGACTCTCCCCGTCAAGGGTGTCGCTCTCGGTTTGGATGTCCGCCCTGGTCTTGGGCCTTTCGCAACTATCGCAGCCTCGAAACTGATGAAGGACACCCCGAACTTAGACTTTGCTCGTAGCATCTTGTTGCCATATGGTGAGAAGCAAAGCCTGACGGGGGCACTTACTCCGACATGGGTATCAAAAATCTATGACGGTTTGACAGCCGACCCGTCCGGCAGGTTCTTCGCTAACACGTATGTCGAAACGATGCAGGCGTTGTCTGCTTCAGGTAAATACGATTTGGCTAACCCCGATGAGCAGGAACGCATGTTGGAAGACGCCCGCCAGAAAGCCAGATACCTGGTCATTCTGCGTGGCATTACCCAGTTCACAGGTCCCGCTTCAGGCGATTTCGATGTCCAGGTCCCCACAGACCAAGGGGACATTCACGCTACCGGTCTGGCTTATGCGCTTCAGAATCTTCGCAACGACAACTATGACACAGCCACCCTCCGGTTTATTGAAATCTTCGGGGATGACGCTTTCGCTTACCTGTCGAACAAGACGGTTTCTGAGGTTGGTGGGCTGGAAGCGTCGGAAGAATTCTCCAAGTGGGAACGTTCCAACCCGTCACTGTTTGGCCAGTACAAGGAAGTTGCTGGCTACTTCGGTCCGACCGGCACCGAGTTTGACTTCGAGGCGTACACCCGCCAGTTACAGACAGGTGCCCGTCGCCGTCTCACAGCGGAAGAAGTGTTGGATGCTTCCCAACGGGCGATGGGTTTGGCCTACTACCGTGACATGCGAGCCAAGTTCGGGGACACCCTCAACTCTGAGGAACGGGCATACCTGAAGGAATACCGCACGGCGGTCGAAGCAAAATACCCTGGTTTCGCCAAGATGAAGTTCGACCCGACTGAGACGCAACGCAAGATTGCTGAACTGTTCCAGGCTGCGCAGCGGGAAGATTTGAACGACAACGAAGTAGCGTTGGGTTTGCGTTACTACCAGCAGGTCCGTGAGAAGGCTCTTGCTGAGGCCGCTGCTCGTGGTTTCACAACACTAAAGAGCGACCAGGTTGCAGACTTGCAGGGCTATCTGAATAGTTATGCTCAAGCAATTATCCAGAAGTACCCTGATTTTGCTCGGGTGTACAATCGTGTTTTGCAGCAGGAGTTTGAATGAGCAACGTAGAACCTGGCGCATACGGCGCATCTAACCCATTGCCTACGGGCGGAACCCGCACAACGTCGGGTTACACGGGTGTGTCCGAAGGCTACATGCCGGAAGGCAACCTGCCTGTCAAAGAACAATGGGTTGGTGTCAGCGGTGCCGGTGTCGCAAAAGTCGGTGCTTTCACCACCTCCGCCCCAGGCATCGTCACCCCTCAAGGAACCCTGCTCCCGTTCTACGAACTGAACACAGCCCCCGGCGAAATCCTCGGGACCCTAGACGACATTGAACGTAACAAGGTTACGAACCTGTTGTACACCCGAGGCTGGTACGGGAACGATAAACCGCAGGGCGGGTTCGGTGACAACGACCGTGCAGCGATGAAAGCCCTGCTGTACTACAGCAACATTAAGGGTCGCACATGGACTGAAGTGGCGAACACGTTGGAGAAGGCACCGTTCCAGGTCGCTAGTTCTGGTTCCGCCCCGTCTTATTCTTCGAAAGAAGACTTGTCAGTTATCGCAGATAAGACTGCCCTGTCTACTATCGGGAGGAAGTTGACGCCGGAGGAACGACAGAAGTTTGTTGCCTCGTATCAGGGGGTGCAGCGGGCCGACCGTCCCGGCGGCGAGCAAGCCCCGTCTGCTGATGTGTTTTTCCAGAACCGTATTGAAGGCCAGTATGGTGCGGAGACGGATGCTTACAAGTATTTGACTGCTATTTCTAATGTCGCAAAGTTGCTGGAGAACATCTGATGGCTGTAAGGAAACGACCGTCCGGGACACCTTCGACTCCGGGGCCAGAAGAAGGCGTCGCTGGTATCGAATCCCGACCTTTTGCCGACCCGTTGAATAGGGCAAGTGTTGAAATCCCGAACAGGCCCGCTGGTGGAATCTCAGAATTTGACCAGTCTCAAGCAGATTTTGTGCAGATAAACCAACTTGTTGGTATTGCGGAACAGGTAGAGAAAAGTTTCTTTTCCCCCACTTTTGCAGCATCAGTCAATTTCAATGGACGGGATTGGGACAAGCAGGAATTTGACAAAGAACTGGCCCGCTTGCGCAAGTTGCAAACTAAAGCAACGAAGCGTTATGAGGCTTCGAGCAAAGTTGTTTTTGATCTTGAGGATAAGGTTGCCAAGGCCAAGGATGATTTGGAGCAGTCACAGTATCGCCCTGGCAACCGTTCTAAAGATGCGGCTCTCCAAAACAAGGTTGATGCGGCAGAGAAGCAACTTTCTGCTGCCAAGTCGGTCCCTGCTGGTACAAAAATTACAGCGGGGACGGTAAAGAAGGGTGCTGAGAAACCTGCTGCTAAACCCGCCGCTAAGGAAGTTACGTCTGCCTCTGATGTGCGCCGGTTTGAAGAAACGGGTACAACTGCACCAACCCCTGCCACCACTACCCAGCCAACCCCTACCTCTACTGGCGCTGTCACAGGGGGAACAGGCGGAGGGGGCACTGGCGGGACCGCTGGCACTGGTGGTCGTGGAGGTAAAGGTGGCCCTAAAGGTGCGCCAGAAAAACCTATTGTTGGACAACGTTATACAGGCCCAAAGGGTGCGACGTTTGAATGGGATGGGAAAAAATGGAATCGTATTACTGGTACAGAATGGGCAGGCATTGTCCAGCAGGAATTCGGTTCCCTGTGGGATGTCTACAACGGCAACGCTGATGTGAAGGCTGTCCTTGACCAGTCAGTCAAAGAAGGCTGGTTCAACGACGAAACGAAACTGTCTGCCCAGTTGCAAAACACCGGTTGGTACCGCACCACGGAACGCAGTGCACGACAGTTCGCTATCCGCAACTCCACAGACCCCGCCTCGGTCGAAGATGAAATTGTGGCAGGCATGGAAGGATTCCGGCAGCAAGCCCTTGCTAACGGATTCACGTTTGACGACATGACTCTCCGTCGCCTGTCCACCGACAAAATCAAGTACGGGTGGTCTGAGCAGCAGACAACGAACGCTGTTGGGTCGGAGGCTGTGGCCCAAGCCCAGGGCCGTGGGGCGCAAGGGTTGAGTGACCTCCGCTCAGGATTTGTTGGTCAGAACCTCCGGAAGATTGCCAAGTCCTACGCCCAGAAACCCAGCGAAACACAACTTGACAGTTTCATCAACGACATTATGACTGGCAAGAAGACACAGCAACAGTTCATCGACTTGATGCGCAACGGTGCCAAAACCCAGTTCCGGTCGTTGGCTTCTGCTATCGACCAGGGTCAGGATGTTGAGACCGCAATGTACGGCTATCAGCAGGCGGCACAGTCCACATTGGGGAATGTTGTCGATACCTCAACTATTGACTGGACGTCTGACAAATGGAACAAGGCTTTGAACTTCCGTGACGAGAAGACAGGCGAATACCGCCAGATGGACTTGTGGGAATGGAACAAGTACCTGCGCAAACTCCCCGAGTGGCAACAAACAGATGAAGCCAAGCAGACCTATCAGAACGTGGCGTACGCCTTGGCGCAAGGGTTCGGTAAAACAGCATGAACTATGACGACGTTGTAGATTTCCTTCAAGAATTCGGTCTGGAAAAACTGGCACCTCTTTTGCGGGCCGCTATCGAAGACGACCCAACCCAGTTCTCCGGACCGTTCGCACAACAGACAGTGTTCCGCACCGTCCGTGACACCCCTGAATACAAGCAACGTTTCAAAGGTTTGGAAGCCCGAACCAAGGCCGGTTTGCCACCCATCTCCGAAGCGCAGTACATCGCTATTGAGAACGATTACCGTGCCGTGCTCCGTAGCAACGGTATGCCCGCAGGGTTCTACGACACCCAAGAGGATTTCGCCAAGTTCATTGGTAGCGATATCCGTGCAGACGAATTGAACACCCGTGTCCAGGCAGGTTTCCGTGCGGTCACCGAGGCCGAACCGGGAACCAAGGAAGAACTGAAAAGGCTTTACGGTGTCCAGGACGCAGACCTTGCAGCGTTTTTCCTTGACCCTGCCCGTGCACAAACCGAAGTAGTCAAGAAGGCTGAAGCAGCCCGACGTGCAACCGCAGCCAGGGAACAGGGCATCCAAATCCAGGCAGGCACCGCTGAAGAACTGGTCAGCCGAGGCGTCTCCCAGTCCCAAGCCTCGCAAGGGTTCCAGGCTATCGCTGAACAGCAAGGCTTGTTCGAGGCACAGATGCAGGGTGAAACCGCCATCAGCCAAGAGGAACAAATTTCTGGAACATTCGGCACCTCAGCAGCAGCAGCCCAACGCATCGCAACCCGCCGCCGTCGTCGGCAAGCAGAATTCGAAGCAGGCGGCACGTTCGCAGCCGGTCAACGAGGCGTTGCTGGTCTCGGCACCGCAACCCAATGACCTGCGAAAACTGCGAACAAACCTACGACCCCATCGCAACACGCTGGCGTTGCCCGCACTGCGGACATAAAGCACACTGCTGCGAAGGATAGTTGACACACTAAACCTTTGTGCTACTCTATGCACGAGGCCGAGTGCCAGAACCCACAGATAGCCCCCGTACCTGTGGAGTAAATACCGGGGTGTAACCAACATAACGCAGCCACCTAACTCCTCCGGGTAGGTGTGGGCAGAAACGGAGAGTGCCATATGTCGAACTACGAAGATGACTTCGAGGAGACAGACGAACAGCAGGAATCCAACCCCGTACGGGCACGGATGAAGCAACTGGAAAAGGAAACCCGAGACCTGCGCAAGCAGTTAGCGGAAGCCGAAACAGCCAGACGAGAATTCAACTTCATGAAAGCCGGTATCGACCCGACTGAAGCGAAGTTCAAATATTTCGTCAAAGGCTACGACGGTGACCTTTCCCCAGAAGCAATCAGGCTGGCCGCTGAAGAGGCACAGTTGATTACACCCCAGCAGAACGTGGACACCACGGACAAGGAAGCCTGGAAGCAGTCGAACAAGGCAGCAACCGGAGCCGAAACCGCACCAGCCCCGCCCTCCTGGATTAAGAGACTGCAAGACGCCAACTCCGAAGAAGAACTTCTCGCCGTGTTTGCTGAGGCACAAGCACAAGGAATCCAACTCTAAAGTTCTAAAGGAGAACAACCCAAATGGCTGACTACTATGCAGCAGAAACGGGCACCGCTAACCTCACCACCGACCAGGTGGCATTTGAGAAGTTGGCGTACTTCGCCCTCCGCCCCGAAATGTACTACGACCAGTTCGCAGACGTTCAGGCAACGAACGCCACCAACCCTGGCGCATCCATCAAGTTCACGGTCTTCGCTGACCTTGCCGCTGCCACCACCGAACTCGGTGAAGCAGAGGACGTGACCCCTGTCGCAATGAGCGACAGCCAGGTTACGGTCACGCTCCGTGAATACGGTAACGCAACCGTCACGACCGCCAAGTTGCGGGCATCCTCGTTCATCCCGGTTGACCCCGTGGCTGCACAGGCTGTCGGCTACAACGCAGGTCTGTCGATTGACACGATTTGCCGTTCGGTCGTTCAGGCTGGCGACAACGTGATTTACGCCACGGGCGGCGCAACCGACCCGTCGAGCCGTACGACCATCAACAGCGACGACGTGCTGCACATCAACGATGTCCGCAAGGTTGTCGCCCAGTTGCGTAAGGCCAACGTCCCGACCATTGGCGGTTCGTACGTCGGCTTCATCCACCCTGACGTTTCGTTCGACTTCCGTTCGAACGTGGACGCTGGTGGTTGGCGTGACTCGTACAAGTACACCCAGCCTGCTGGTCTGTACAACGGCGAAATCGGCATGATTGACAACGTGCGCTTCATTGAGTCGTCCCGTGCCCCGCTGTTCGAGAACGCTTCGGACAACTCGGGTTCGGCTGGCAACATCGACGTGTACGGTACCCTCGTCATGGGCCGTCAGGCTCTTGCTAAGGGCGTGTCGCTCGGCGGTGAGTACGGCGCACAGCCGACCATCGTGTACGGCACCGTCACCGACCTGCTGAAGCGTTTCCGTCCGGTTGGCTGGAAGCACTTCGTCGGCTACAGCGTCTTCCGTCAGGAAGCACTGCGTCGTATCGAATCGGCTTCGAGCCTCGGAGCCAACTCGTAATCTTTCCGACAAGGAATAGCATTGGCCCCTCGGGAAACCGGGGGGTCTTTGTTATTCTTAGGCAATGGCTACGTTTCGTCCGCCCACCGACCCGTTCGTCCGTTTCGATGACGGCTCAGGTGGAGGCATCTTCGCCTATCTTGGTGGCTGGCCCCGTGGACGCAACGTCTACAAACTAACCAACGGTTCTTTCACCGAATCACAACCAGATGACGACACCGAGATAGCGCACATCTACCACGGTGGGCACATCCATCCTCTGACCGCTACAGAGAAAGCAGACCTGATAGCAGCAGGATACGGGGATTACATTGAAGCATAGAGAAAAACATCCTGTTGATGTTGAAGGGTGTTTCGGTTGCAAAGTGTTGGGGGTCCGTATGGGGGCCAACACCACCACGTCTCGGGGTGCGTCTGTCGGTGAAGCGAACGCCCGTGAGAAACGGTGGAGTAAAGATATGCCTGCGTATAAGCGTTTACGTCAGCAGGGTTTGCAGCCACGTCAGATTGACGGCTGTGCAGTTTTGGAGAAGGGTGCTACGGAACGCTGGCAGATTGAAGGGGCACCGGTCGCACCGCCTGTTGAAGTGGCGTGAACTACCAGTCATGGAACGGGGTCAATGACCCCCGTGTCGGTTACGGGTCGATGTTCAAAGGGTTCGTGGACCACGCCCCAAAGACTGTTGTAATCCACCCGAACGCTTCGGTGAACGTCCACATGATGCTGCCGGAGATGGTTAAGGGTTGGCGTAAAGGTCAGCATCGTGTCATTTTCACAATGTGGGAAACCGACCAGTTGCCGACTGTTATCAAACCCTGGCTGCATGAATATGACCAAGTTCTTGTCCCGTGCCAACATAACGTGGAGTTGTTCGCCCCGTATCATCGTAATGTGCAGGCAGTCCCGTTGGGGGTGGACCTCAAATTTTGGCGGACATCCCCCAACCTAGACAGGGACGTGTTCATTTTCGCTGCCGGGGGTTCCCTGTGGCACCGTAAGGGTTTGGATTTGGTTGTGCGGGCGTTCACCGAACTGAACCTGCCTGCTGCGAAACTGTATGTGAAAGCGGCCCCTCATGCGTTTGATGCGGAGGAACCGAAACATCCGAACATTGTGATGTTCCGCCAATGGTTCGATGAGCAGACCCAGCGGGACTGGTATGACGAAGCGGACTGCTATGTGGCTCCTGCCCGTGGCGAAGGGTTCGGTCTGATGCCGTTGCAAGCCATCGCTATGGGCATCCCTACCATCGTGTCGGATTCGTCTGGGCAGAAAGAGTTTGCGCACCTGGCGGAGTGGGTGGTGCCGTGCGGGAAGTCGAAGGCTAGGACGTGCGGCCAGTGGGACGAACCAAACCTTGAATTGTTGAAGGTTGCGATGGCAGACGCATACCAGCGGCGACTCCCCCGCAAACGCCCTGCCGGGGTCAGTAAGTTCTCATGGGCAGAAGCGTCAAGGAAACTTGTTGCGGCTCTGCCCGTCGGGGAACTGTTGGATAACCCTGTGTGGGAAAATCCCACAGCGACCGTCCAGGTTCGGGCGTTACGTCCTGTGAACGCTCAGGTTGCCAATAACAAATATGTTATGAAAACGGGTGAGGTTGCCACTATCGCTGTCGGGGCTTATCAGGTACTATCTGATTCTGGTGCTGTAGAAATGGAGCCACAATGACTATCGAATATCGGGGCGAGAAGTTCGCTGGGTATAACAAGCCGAAGCGGACCCCGAACGCTAAGAAGTCTCATGCTGTGCTTGCCAAGGTTGGTAGCCAGGTGAAGTTGATTCGGTTCGGTCAACAGGGTGTCCAAGGGTCCCCGGACGGTTCTGCCCGCAACCGGGCGTTCAAGGCCCGCCATGCGAAGAACATCGCTAAGGGCAAGATGTCTGCCGCATATTGGGCTGACAAGGTGAAGTGGTAGTATCCGTCTGGTATGGCGCAACCCGGTATTCAGAATCTAACTTTTGTTCGGGGTGACACCGAAACGGTTCAGGTCACCATGACCTCCGATGGGTCTACCCCTGTGAACATTACGGGGCGCACGTATGCAGCCCAGTTGCGCACTTCCCCTGACATCTCTGCTATTTCTGCGACCGCAACGTGTGCTATCACTGACGCTGCGAATGGTGTGATGCAAGCCGTATTTTCGGCTACAAGCACCGCAGCCTTGGACCCCGGCTACTACTACTGGGACTTGCAAGAGAACGCCTCTGGGACGATTACAACGGTCCTACAGGGCACTGTGACAGTCCTGGCTGACGTTACGAGGCTCTAATGGCATCTGTTGCCGTTACCGTTACTCGGGCGTTCGAGTCGATTGGTGTGGCGGTAGGCCACGTCATCACTGTTGTCGGTTCGGAAGCAGCAGGCCCAGTCGGTGCCCAAGGTGCCCAAGGTGCTACGGGTGCGCAGGGTGCTACAGGCTCTCAGGGTGCACAGGGTTCACAAGGACCACAGGGGACCCAAGGAGCGACTGGTTCTCAAGGTGCCACTGGTGCGCAAGGTTCACAAGGTCCGCAAGGAGACACTGGTCCTCAGGGCACTCAGGGGCCTCAGGGGGTAACGGGTGCTCAGGGAGCGCAAGGAGCGACAGGACCGCAAGGAACACAGGGTCCTCAGGGTCCTCAAGGTTTCCAAGGTGACACGGGTCCTCAAGGAGCAACCGGTGCACAAGGTGCGCAAGGTGCGCAGGGAGCGACCGGTTCACAAGGACCGCAAGGTCCGCAGGGTTTCCAAGGCGATGTTGGTCCGCAGGGGTCACAGGGACCTCAGGGTACTACCGGCAGTCAGGGACCTCAGGGACCGCAGGGCGATGTCGGCCCGCAGGGTTCGACTGGTGCACAGGGTCCACAGGGTGCTACGGGCAGCCAGGGACCTCAGGGTGCGCAAGGACCGCAGGGTGTCACGCTTGCTTCTGGCACCTACACCTACCAGCCGCTTGTTTGGGACGGTTCAGCCTGGTCAGGTGTCGTTGACAACGTGGTCGTTGACGGCCCGCAAGCCAACCAGCAAGTCCAGTTGTCTGTTGACAACCCTGGCAACGCTGTCATGCGGGTGGATAGCAGCAACAGCCACAGCATCATCAATCAGGCTGCAACGAACGCCTCGTTTATCAGCGTCAGTTCCGGTATGTCATCGAACGTTACGGTGACTGCTGACAGCACAACTGGTTCTGTTGCTATTTCCGACCCGTACGGTTCTGGCACTATCAAGATGTCAAACGGCACGGCTGGTACTGGCCCCCAGTCGGGCTATGCGTTGGTGTATGACGGAACGGTGTTCCGTCCGCAGAAGATTACGACCGACCCGATGACTTCGACTTCGTTCGCAGCCATCATCACGACAGACGTTGGATGTTGAGGAGGCACTAGATGGCCGTTGGAGATAGAACCGAGAAGCGACTGGTAGGCCCAGTTGCGTTGACTGCATCGAACGCCACGGTTGGTTCGGCTGTGCCGTCCTCCAGGGTTTGGGTTGTCAAGCAAATTGTTATCTGTAACACGGACGGCACGGACCGTCTGGTGTATTTGGCTATCGGCACGGCGGCGACTCCTGCGAACCGTCTGCTGTCGGCTTTGCCTGTTGCTGCCGGGGACACCCTGGTTTGGGATACGGCTATTACGATGACTGCTACGGAGCAGTTTTACGGGTATTCGGATACGGGGTCGGTTGTGTCGGTGACGGCTGTCGGGTGGGAGAAAGAAGTCTGATGGGTATTTCTGCTGCGTTGGGTTCGTCGGCGTTGCTTCCCGCTGGTCTCGGCTTTCGTAATGTCATCATCAACGGCGCAATGACCATTGACCAGCGGAATGCTGGCGCAGCCGTGTCAACTAACAGTGCATACCCCGTAGACAGATGGGTAACGTCAAGTTCAACTTCTGGCGCATGGACATTCCAGCAACTTTCACCAACAAGCGGCACTACCTCGTCTCCGTTGCCGCCCGCAGGATTTCGTTCGTATATCAAATTCACTAAAACGACTGGTGCAACACCAGCGGCCACTGGTCAACCAAACTATTTCCTTCAACATATTGAGGGCTTCAACTCTGCTCAACTGTCGTGGGGTAGGTCTGATGCCAAGCCAGCCACACTTTCATTTTGGGTGTATTCGGGCGCAACTGGAACATTCGGTGGGAGTCTTAGAAGCACATCGGTGAACTACTGGTCATTCCCGTTTTCCTACACAGTCAACAGTGCAAACACTTGGGAATACAAAACAATTCAGGTATTGCCAATTACTTCAGGGACTTGGTATACGGACAACCAAATTGGAGTGTCGTTGTTCTTTGACCTTGGCTCTAGTGCCGATTACAAGGGCACTAGCGGGGCATGGGCTAACAGCAACCTGATTGGGGTTACTGGTGCGTCACAATACCCAACGACAACGAGCGGCGGGTACATGTGCTGGACGGGTGTGCAACTTGAGCAGAACTATCAGCCGACCCCGTTTGAGCAGCGACCTATCGGTGTCGAACTAGCACTCTGCCAGCGGTACTACGAGAAGTCGTATGACATCGCAACAGCCCCAGGAACAAGTACTGGCGTTGGCCTTCTTGAAGCCGCTGTTCTAGCAAACTCTCTTGGAAACCCAATCCATAACCTTGTATTCCAGGTCCAGAAACGGTCAACTGGATACTCAATGACTTTCTATCGGTCAGATGGCACCGCTGGTTCATGGACCCTTACCCGTTATACGTCAGCAACCGAAACGAACAACACGATGACTTACGACAACCGAGGAAGTCGTTCCGTTCGTGTCTACACAACTGCTGACACCGCCGCCGCTCGGGAACCTTGTCGGCAATCTGGACATTGGGTTGTATCGGACGAACTATGACGTACAAAATCTTTACTCACACAACCCCAGAGGGCATCGAGCGTCAGATGGTCATTCATTTTCCCTCGGGCGAACAATTCAGTCCTAGCGATACAAACATCGCCTGCCAGCAGTACCTAGCGTGGCTCGCTGAAGGCAATACACCCGAACCGTGGGAGGCCCCCTGATGCCCATCTCGTCGTTCTCGGCTCCGTCCGCCATCGCCAAACCGGGGGTGGTTGCTAACGCTGCCGCCCGCCCAGCATCACCGTATGACGGGCAGGTCATCTACCAGCAGGACACGGACCAGGCGTATGTGTGGAACGGCTCGGCGTGGGTGTTGCTATCGACAGGGACCGCAAACCCGCCAGGTCTGGAATTCATCACCTCAACCAGTCCGTCAGCGGCCTCGACGCCAGCGATTGACGGGTGCTTCACATCAACCTATGCGCATTACTTGATTACCTACAATCTGACTAGCAGTCTGACCGGGCAGTACACCGCCATTCGGCTACGAGCCAGCACAACGCCGAAGGCCACGAACTACAACCGGGCTAACTTCACATCGACCGCTGGTGGAGTGCTTTCAGCGGATAATAGCAACACAGGCGTAACGGAAATCATGCTCGGCGGTCAATCGACGTCGATAATCGTCGGCACTTGTTATGTGTTTAATCCGCAGGTATCGGGGCCGACTGGATTTCAAGGCACCCAGGTTGTGCAAGGCTCCCAATACAACTTCAGCGGCGCACAAACCGACACCTACCAGGCCGACGGTTTCCAAATCTTTGCGTCTGGCAACGCCGCAACTTATACGGGCACGATTCGTGTGTACGGCATTAGGAACTAGGAGTCAGCATGAGTGTGTCTAGCGCAGGTCAGGGACTCCGCCCAGGAGTCTGCACCTCAACCACCCGCCCCACCAGCCCGTACACCGGGATGCTGATTTACGAGACCGACACGGGTTATCTGCGGGTGTGGGACGGAGCCAACTGGGACTACCTCAGCCAGTCGCAAGACACGACGACGAACATCAAAGCCAGCGACATCGGCGCAGCGTGGGAAACGTGGACCCCGACCGTCACCCAATCGGCGACCGTCACATGCACTAATACTCTTTCCCGCTACGGGAGAATCCAAAAAACGGTATTTGTTACGACATACCAAACTGTCACAGGCGCTGGAACCGCAGGAAGTAACGTCATCCTTACCGTCCCGGTCAATTTCCAAAGCAATAGCGGGCAAATGGTAGGTTTCGGTTGGGTCTACGATGCTTCCACAACGACCATCTATAACGTCATGGTTTACGCCGCTTCAACATCTACAGTCGTTCTCATGTATACGCCAAACGCAACCGGCGGCGGATTCGGGTCAAATCCTGCGGTAACACTTGCGGTCAATGACCAAATACGAATAACCCTTAT